GTTCATGACTTTCCTTAGTAATTTTACGAAGTTTATATAATTCTTCTATAATTAGATATGTGGACATTTTCTTCCCTGTATTTGATGTTATCATTTAAATATATCTATTAAAAATTATAGGAATATTCTACCATCATCATTTGTTGTGTACTATCCACATATAAATTTGTAGACATAGAAGCACATGATGAAAGAATTAATAATAAAAATATATATTTTATCATAAATTAAAGTTACATTTCTTAATAAGTTTCATAACATTTGTCTTTCCAAGAATATTCATAGCTTCCACTATACCAGTCATGAGTCCTTCTTTTGACAACTCAGTTTCTTTGTCACTCTTTGCTCCTCTTATTCTGGACAATAATTCTAAGGCCTTGATAGCACTGTTGGTGTGTCCGTTTGCCTTGGCAAAAGTATATTGTTTTTCAATCTCATCTATGACATCAATGTTTGTTACCAACTCATTCTCAAGATCTGAGATCCTCTCCTTGATCTCCTCATTCTTCAACATACGATAACCCTGATTAGCTGCTGACTTAGTGGAATAGCCAGCAGTCAGAGCAGCTTTCTTGGCATTTTGATGTAGAATATAGGCTTGGGCAAACCTCTCTTGTCTTGTAGTTAACATGTTAAATCCTTATTTAAGGAAAGAATCAAAATCAAATTGATTCCACCTTTTATCAAAATTTATAAGCCATTCCTTAGCCTTTAAATTAAACTCTTCTTTTAATACTTTTTTTCTTTCCCTAGATATTTTAGCTTCTCTGTTCTTTTTTTCAGAGTACTCTTTCTTTTGTTGCTTCTTAACCTTCTCTTGAATACAACATCTATGTACATATTCTTCAAGAGTATTTACAGTTTCTGAAAAATATTTCTTTGCTTCAGCTTGAGTTGTTTGAAACCATTCTCCTTTAGAATATCCTGAAGTATATTTAGAAAAGATTTCAATAAGATATTTTTCTGCTAATTTGTAATAAGCAACCTTTTGTAGTTTTAAAAAATAAAAGTTATCTTCAGGAGCATAAGCGTTGTAACCAGTTTTTAATCGTTGTTTTGGATCTTGTGACATTCCGACTTTTATCCAACCTTTATAACTTTTATTTACAATACAGTATATATATCCTTCTTCTAGGTATGACGGTTTAAGTATACTGGTGTCGGTCTTTAATAACATTATTTTAAGTTGTTTCTTTGTATTCCCTTGGACTTCTCAAAGGATCTCATACCACCCAGACCAAGGAGAGATAATGTTAATGTCATTAGTCCTTCCGTAGGTATAATAGGTATGGTTAAATCAGTAGCCCACACAGCCAAGGCCCAGACACATATGGGCTGGAATACGAATTGCCATCCCAGACCAAAAGCACATATCCACATGATAGCAGGTCGAGCACCGGCCACGAAGACGGAAGCATGTCTGGCCTGTTCCTGATTAACTGCTATCTGTGCAAGATTAGCTTGTTGTACCTGTGTCTTTAGCTCATGATTGAGCTTTGTACGTAGATCTTTATCCTCCACGAACTTATCAAGTACGTTGTCTACTACACCTATTACTGCTTCTGCAATTCCAAATAAAGCCATCTTATCCTCCTCCTAATAAAAATATATTGAACTATAGAATATGATTATGGAACTAAGTACCAGTAATTGCACTATTAATTCCCAACCTATATCTTTAAATCCTATATAGAATATGTGTTTTAAATATGCCAGTAGATACAAATCTATCCTCCACTTCTTCAAAGGCTACGTAAACATTAATTCGTTCTCTATGCTTATCATACCATATTTTATCTATTAAGTCAACCCACCATTCTGGTTCCTGTACTGTTATATGTACGTTCTTACCATTGGGAAATTTCTTCAGTGCTTCATAACAGGCTATATTCAGGAATACAGATTTATTTGCAAAGGACATTATGCGATCTATGATCCATTCCAGATCCTGTGTGGGAAGGTGTTCCATTACATCAACACACATAACCATGTCATACGTACCAGTTGGTAACTTGGAGAACTTTTCAAGACCGGGATCATATAGTGTGTAATCTTTTATCTTCAAGAATTTATGAAGAGGTTTACCTAATTTATTATGTTCCTCTTTATATAGATCACCCTTTCCACAACCATAATCAAGAAGTGTCTTGCATTTATTATCTCGTATAATTGAACGAATATAATGAGCATACTTTGTTATACTCCTACCGGGGAATATAGTCGGATCTGTATGTAACTTCTTATATTCCTCTATTAACTCATGATATTCTGCTGATGGTTTAGTCACTGAACACATCTTCAAAATTGGGAATTTTGTTTTCATCCAGATGTAATTTCCACAGAGCATTAACTAATGTATTCTTACCATAGAAATTAATAGTCATGTTCATGGTAGTATCATTGAATATTCTTTCACAATCCTGTGCCATGGCAAGTAGCTCACCAGTGGTCCAGAAGTTTTCTCCACGTACATTAACTTGCAAATACTTTGGCTTTGGTTCCTCATCTTCAGCTCCAGTAGTTTCCTTTTTCTGTTCCTTCGTAGGTTCGTCCTTGAGTGAAGAATCAAAACCAAACAGATGGTACTTTCTGAAGCCCATTGTATGCATGATGCCAAGTATTCTCATAGCTGCACATGTACCACCTGTTATGAGAGTAGCTCCTTCTGGTATACCAAGATCTTCCATGACTGTAATTTTCTGATCCTTTATTTCTTTTTCTCTTTCTTCTTCATTTCTAAGAGATTCGGTAAAGGCATGCCATCCATAAACATTGGCTTTCTTTTCAATAAGATATTTAGTTACAGATGGATCAGTCATGGATGCTATAAAGAACTTTGTACTTGGATCAATAGTTTTGAATAGATCTTTTCGTACAATACCATGTGTACTTTCTCCTTCAATTGATCGTGGATCTAGTACAACACAAGCCCAAGGTTTAATACCATTAGCCAATAGGTGTGGATATGAATGCTTTACACACATTGTCTTAGCCTCTGGATTTTCTTTTATAAGTTCTTTTACTTTATCATAGTCAGTGGAATGACCACCGGAAATAACAATAACATCTCCTTCATTTGGTCTGCATTTTCCAAGGAATTTATCCTTATCAATTAAGTTCATATTTTCTTTTATGTTAGCTTGTATATATTCCTTATCCACACAATCTCTTGGATGTACTACAATAGGAACATTAAGAATATCATCTGGTAATGGAGGAACTATCTTTTCATTATATATTAAAGCTAGATGTGTAACTCCTCCATTCTTTACAGGATCAGAAGATGGGAGCACCACACGTTTTATACCCTCCAGATTTTCTATTAATATATTAGTTCCACAATATTTTTTAGATGGTTTTTTTCCATCAGAATCTTTACTAAAATAATTATCAACAATTTTAATACGAGCTTCCTTTAACTTTTCATAATCATTTTGTATGGTGATAATACTATTACCACCACCAATCATGGCAAAGTCTGGGGTATCTTTCTTCAATACATCTCTGGTATTTCCTTTAATAAGTTTAAAATTAAAGGTTTTATTCTGATCTTTCTTTACCTTCTTTTTAAATTCTTTAAATCTTTTTTCAACAGCAGCCTTGGTAACATGAGCCTTTAAATTAAACTCTTCTTCATCAAGATCAGAAGTACCGTCTTCAAAGAGATCATATCCAGTATAAGTTACTTTATCTACATTTTCAAATGCAGTTAAGGACATCTCTATTGCACGTCCACCATTCCATGTACCAGTTTCAACAAATGATTCTGGTTTATAAAATCTAATAACGTCAGCCAATGTCTTAGTTCTATTGGGTCTAATGTCAGGAGGAACAGCTTCTGTAGATAAGGGAAATACTCTATTGCCTTCACTATCTCTTAGTGATCTGTTATCTTCCTCTAAATTTTTAAAGTGTTTATTAAAGGGTGTTGACTTTATACCTTTCTTGGTATTGGATGGAGTAAGAGAGTGTACTCTCATACCATGTGCTCTGTATATATTTAATAGCCTTTCAAATATAAAAGACTCGTGCCATTCTCTATAAGATAGAACTTCACCACTCTCATAAGCACCACGATAGTCACCAAGAATATCTAATGGAGCCTGATGATTAAGATTAAAGGCCATAAAGCAAGGATTGCTATATTGATCTGGAGTACTCTCCATAGAATCACCACTGAGATGTACTATATCTGCACCTTCAGGTAGAAAATCATGCACAAAATCTGACGTTATTTTGTCAATAGGAATTACATTTGTGTTCAGCCAAAGTAACCATCCACCTTCTTTAGTTTTTTCTGCTATTTTAAAAGCTTCTTCCGTAAGGGAAAATACTTTTGGGGCTGTTAGTAATGTATCTATTCTCCAATTGTATTCAATGGTGCCATTCTCTGTACCATTGTGAACATTCATGGTAGAACGAAACTCATTAAACTCTTCCAGATCTTCTAAATTCTTATATGTTATGCTGGATGGAAGCGAATAGGCTTCTAAAGCACAATCGAAATGATAAGCAGATAACTTAATATCTGGATGCCAGAACTTATCAACTCTATCAAACATCTGATGTGCGTGATCTTTGAGAGAATTTTCGTTGAAGGCTGTTACTACGTTTAGTTTTGTCATTTATTATCCTTATTATTCCATAAATATAATATCATTTGGAGTACTTTTTTTCTTTGTTCTTATAAGATAATCTACTTCTCCATCTACCATACCATTAGCTTGTAACCATCGTGCATCATTGGTCCATTCTACTGCATACTTTGCATCTATCTTTCCTCTGCAGTGCCAGTTCTCAAACCAAGGACCACCTGTGGTGAAGTGTACATTCTTAGCTTCAAGATCAGGATCTGAGTGTCCATCCAACCAATTCCAATCCTCTGGTATCTTTCCTATGTCTGCTTCTTTATCAGGCAACCACTCAAAACCATGTAGCCATCTACCTGATCTAGTATTAACATCATTTAAAGTTAGACGTTTGTGAGCATCATGAGAACAATTAAACATTATAAGACTAGACCAATTCTTTCTACGGTAGGGTTCCTGTATTTTATTATCCATCTTACTTCCCATCTTTGGTTCGTAGTGGTGATGTGTGCACCATAAAGGATAATAGTTCATGTCACACAATTCAAACAGTTCTGTCACATCTGTTCTCATGTACATGTCACTATCCATGTACAGAGCTTTACCTTCAAACATATTTAGAAAGGGTACAAGAAATCTGGTAAAGGAAAACTCACTGGAAAATGGACGGCCATCTATGGTGTCATAGTCTTGACCGTCCATCGTCGTGTACTCTCTACGATACAGTCCCATACGTTTAACTACATCTCTTTTAATAGGTACTACTCTCACTGGTTTCGATGCGATACGTTCCAATGAGAACTTCAATACTTCGTAAGCCATGTCTTCCTTTGGATCATAGCCAATATAGACTGTATTCATAAAGTCTCCTTAGTTAATCGTTATTAACTTTGGCCTTTGCTCTTCAGGAATATTCTGCTTTAAGCTAATATGAAGAACTCCATCGGTTAGTTCAGCTCCTTCAACTTCTATCGTGTCGTTGATTATGAACTTCCTTTGGAATGCTCGTCTGGCAATTCCCTTGTGAACATAGTCAGAGTTATCGTGTCTACCACTTAAATCTCCTTCCACGGTTAAGTTATTTTCTTTAACCTCAACCTTGATCTCCTCCTTGGTGAAACCTGCCAGAGCCATCTCTATGCAGTACATGTCCTCACCAGATTTGACAATATCATATGGAGGATAACCACCACCATCTCCTCCACTAGCAGGGGATGGAAAATCTACCAGATGATCCAGAAGTCTGTCATAACCAATAGCAAATCTAGGCCACATCGTAGTATATAATTCATTCGATCTCATATCATTTCTCCTTTGTTTGGAACCCATTATGGCATCCCAAGTATATTATCTCACATAAATAGCTCTATGTCAAGAACTTTCTTCCATACCTCCTGAACCTTTTCTTACTATATCATTATGGTCAAGCTCACTCCAGTATATTTCCAAGCCTGTACTACAATCGTCCAAGCTACTAAACTTATGGTATTCTCCCGGTGGAACTACGGTAAAATCACCGGGGTATAAGATAGTAGTATCTACTAGGTCATAATCATTCTTCCATCTTTCTATTTTTAATTTACCAGAGATAAGATAGAAGGCATTAAACTTAGTCTGATGCTTATGTAAGGAGCAGAATGTACGTGGTTTGATCTCTATAAAATGTACCTCAACTGTAGGGCTTTTCAACAGGTCAGTTGTAGTTCCCCATATCTTTCCTTCCTTCATGTTATGTCCACCAATTCACAGACACCACCAGTACAGGCCAATTCCTGTGATCCTGTTGTGTTGTCTTCTTTCTCAAAGTCTTTCAACTGTGTCCAATCAATAGCTTTCTTTGGCATCATCTTCCTAACCTTTCCGTATTCTTCTTTGGAAATCTCTTGATAGGGAGCTTGCTTATAAGTATGATCTGAATAGGGAAGGAAGGACACACCAGACAGGTGATCAAAGTTCTTCCAGCACCAAGCTCCTACCTCTATCCATTCATCCTCTTTGACTGATACAGTTACACTTGGCTTGTGTTCACACCAAGCTTTAGCATATGTCTTCCATATTTCCAGTTGCTGTATAGCATTCAAATCATTTCTAAATTTAGATTTAGGATCTGCCGCAATGGGAAAAGAAAAGACTGTGGTATGCTCTGGATTCATCACGTCAGGCTCATTGGGAATACCATGTTCCTTCATGAAAATCGTAAGAGGATCTCTAACATCTGCTCTGACAGTACGAATATAATAAGGAGCATGTCGTGTGTGTATTCCACTGGCACTATCCACCAACTGAGATACAGTACCAGAAGGTTTGACACAGGTGATGGCAGTCGATGGATTTATACCGAGCTTCTCACTCCATTTCTTATTCGTAGATATAGCAGTATTACGTAGATAACTTAGTGTATCATCCAAGTAGGGAATCTTTGCAGAGTAGTTCAGACGTTGGAAGGAACTATTAAGCAGCTTGCAGTCCATGATCCCTGTCAGAGACACACCAAGTAGACGTTCCTCTTCTGTGTTATCTCTCCATCTCTTTCTCAGGTATCCAAAGTTAGTGAGAGTAGCTTGTATAGTACCAAGCAATGTGGCTACTCGTACTTTACGTGCCAAAGTATTTTTATCATCAAAGGGTCTGCACACAACCTCTGTTAAGTTACAGAACTGATTAGGTCGTAGTATAATTTCTGAGCATGGGTTGGTTCCAAAGTCTATGTCAGATATCCTACGTCCATTCTGTCCTGCCTTCTCTTGTGCAGATCTACGATTGAAGATACCACGTTCACCACTCTTGCTCTCATATAAAGACTGCCACTCGTTCATGAAGACACCAGTATCAGGGCGATCTGTATAGACGGCAGAGTTGTTAGCCAAAGCTCTCTCTGGATTTGTTACGTGCCATGCACCAGACTTGGCCGACCTCATACGATCATCTGATAGATTAGATAAAGATATGAGGGCTGATCTACGTACACCACCAACAACTACAACCTCTCCAATCTTACATACGATGTCATGACATTCGATAGAGCTTAACTTCCTGCCCCTACTCTCCTCAAACTTACGTATGGTAAAGTCAAACAAGTCAACCAATGGTTGTGGTCCACTGGCTCTACCGCCAAAGGTTTTTAATCTTGATCCAGCAGGACGTATCTTGCTAACGTCTATCTTTGGAATACGATTCGTGTATAGATAGGATACTAAATCCTTGAAGGCTCTTGCCCATCCTTCTTTTGAATCAGCTATACTTATTACGTCATCGGTTCTTTCAAATTCCACATCAGGAATGGTCGGTAGTTGATTAACATACTGTCTCTCCACAGAGAAGCCAACTCCTGTGCCATTCATTAGCACATAGAGGATCTCGTCAAAAGATTTAGGATTGTCTACAGGTATATACGAGCAGTTATAGCCAGCTATGTTCTCTCGTTCCAAGGCTGGTCCAGCAGTCATCAACGATCTCATGCTTGGCATAACCTCAAGTGACAGGATGGAGTTCTTGATCATGCTCCAATCCTTATCATCAAGCTGGTTCTTAACGCCAAGGTTATTCTCCACATGATTGCGGAAGAAAACTATTAATCTGTTTACGGTTTCATCCCATGTTTCTCTACGTCCCTCCTCTTCTATCCATCTTGAATAGCGAGAGAGATATATAAAAGACTGATACTCAGTTGGTAGGTTCATCCACGTTCTCCCCATATCTAAGTTCCAATATCATCTGTGCATAGTGAATAATCTTCTTAATGTCCTTTGCTCCTTCACCTTTGGTGCGATGACGGGTTACATACTTTACTATATTTCCTTCAAAAAAGTCAAGTTCATTCGCATAAATATATTCAATCGGTTGAACTTCCAGCTTCTTGTAATGATCTCCACCTACTTGATAGTCTCGTGTTGACATTTCATTCCTCTCCTTTTATTTCCCCGATAGTATAGCATAGATTTGATATCTAAAGTTAGACTTCTTCTTTGAATTAATAACCTCATAAGCAAACCCTCTTACGACAGAAGGATCTATACCAGCATGATCACAGACAAATTCAAAGTTGTCACACGTAACACCAACGCTACAAAAGAACCAAGCTTCAGCCCTGTCCCTATTGATCTTACTCAATCTTTTAACAGCCTTGTCTTTGTTATTC